AGGTGAAGCCCTCGCCGTCAGGATATTCAAGCTTCCACATGAGAAATGTGTCCGCTGTCTGATATCCTCTCAGGATATTCCAGGTATCACGCACCTGTTCGATGGTGTCTGTCTCTCCCTCGGTCGCATAGAACTCAAAGTCAAGTGTTCCTGTGTCCTGGATGCCGAGAATGTTTCTCTTTATGCTGTCTTCAAGGTTTGTTACATCGATATGCTCCGGAGTGCCGCCCATTTCGGGGACGGTAAACAGTCCGTAAAGCTTCTTATATGACGGTCCTGCGCCGCCTGATGGAACAGTTGCAACTCTGAGAATCGTGCCCTTGCTATTAAATTCGCTCATTATATCACTCCTTATACGTAGAGTATTTTTCACTGACTAACGCTCTGTAAGTCAGTGTATAACGCTGCCTTCCTAAGAGTAAACCGTTACTCCGTGTCCAACCTTCACGCTGCATTATCTCATCAACTGCTTGTGCCATTTCTATGCATTTTTGTGGATATTCTGCATAAATGTCAATCTGATATGACATAGTTGTCAAAAAATCCTTGCTATCGAATGTTACATCAGGCCGATTTGATATCGCAGTAAGGTATATAGACGGAAGTTGCAGCTCGGCTTCAGAGCCTGCCAATTCGACAGGCGCTAAGCCTTCAAGCAGATTCGATATTTTCTTTAATACGTCAAGCATTTCTGATTATCTCCTCCACTTCTCTTTTAATCATTTGGAAAGCCTGTCTGTGTGACTGGCTGAAGCCATCACGGAACATTGCCGCAGGCTTTTGACCGTGAGTAGTTACAAATCGTTTGAGAGCGTCGGAATAGTACGTCCAACTCTCTTTGTTCGTGTGCGGTACGGATGGATCGCCAAGCTTGCCAGTGCCGAATTCAACGTATAACGAGTATTCAACGTTGGTATCAACAATCCACTGCATAAACTTCTCTTCTTCAGCGAAAATCTTATTCCTCAGATTTCCAGTGTCAACAGGGGTCAGAAGTTTTACAGCTCCTTGTATAAGCTTTGCACCACGTCCGAGAGCCTGATTCACCCTCGGATCACGGTCAAGATTCTTGATGGTATTCAGTTTTCGCTGAAGTGACTGCATACCGTCCATCTGGAAGCTTATCTCCATGATACGCACTCACATACGCTGTGATTGGTGTATCTCGATACGGATGTTATCTTCATATCAGGCTTTTCACAGCTGCTGAACGAAGCCATAAAGCCCTCTTTGAAGTGATATCCGTTTGGAATTGTCAGTTTGCAGATAACTTCCTTTTCAGTCGTTGTATCATCACTCTTTGACTTTTTTACGGTCTCGACGATGCAGTTGAAGCGACCCACAAGGTCAATCTTTCGCTCAGTTCCGACAAAGCTCGACTCCACGTCTACCATCTTGAACACGTAGACAGGTTTCTGTTTATTCCTCGACAGTCTCACTATGAATAACACCTACCTTTCGAGGATAGTTCCATAATTGCCGCTGTATATCCATAGGAATGTCAGTGCTGAAGCTCTGAGAGATACCGCCCTCAGAGCGTGATACCTCGCCTTCATTGCCTAATCTGTTATAGTAGATAACAGCAAGCTTGATAACGATGCTCTCAGCACCCTTCGGGAGTACATCCCTGCCTATGTAGTTGAGTACAGCAGATTCCGCCATACTCAGACAGGTTTCAGCTGCCTCTGCCTCACATTCACATGGATTGCCTAACAGCACTAAGAGGCTGTCAAGCATGATTATGAACCTACAACAGCAGCAACAACACCGTAAGCAACAACCTTGTTGTCAGTGTCCTTGACTGCTACTGCGATGTACTTTTCGGCAGCAGTTGTAACAACGCCATCTGAAGGGAATGCTGTCCAGCCGCTTACGTTTGTTCCGATAGCAGCGCCTGCCTTGGCTGAAGCTGCGGATGCGTAGTCGCCCTTATATACGAGTGTGCCGCCTGTTGTGTTACCGCTGATAGTTATCTGTGATTTTGTTGCGCTTGGGCCTGCTTCAGCTGTCAGAGTGAGTGCATCTTCGCCACCACCGTAGTACGCTGCAATCATGCGAGCCTTGTTGCCAAGGATGAAGGCATCATGATATACACGACCCTCTGCGAGCATACCAGAGTAGCCTGGAGGATCCTGGTGCAGCTTGTACTCATTGATCTTGACAGGTGCTGTGCAAGCCATAGGGTGTGTGATCTCGAAGAGCAGGCCTGCAGGAAGTCTCTTTGCAGGCACCTTGATGATAGCCACGCCATCGATCTCGCCTACCTGTCCGTTGAAGAGTGTTCTCTGTGAGAGGTCGCCGCTCTTAATGAAGTTGCTGTCCTGCTTGATGAGGTTCAGGAATGCAGGGCTTGCGTTGCAGATTCTGCCGCTTGCTGGTACGTCCTCATCATCAATAGCCCGGTTAGCGTCCAGGAATGCTTTATATGCTGTGCTTGTGGTAAGTGGTGTAGTTGCATAGAACTTGTGACCCGCTCCTGCTGCGATCTTTGTAAATCTGTAAAGGTCAAGTGCCGGAATGATCTCAAGATCAGTCTCACGACGGAGCTGTTTGCCTGCTTCACGCACACCGGGCTCTGTGTCTATTGCGTTACCTTTATCGATAGTGAATGTGAATGACTTATCCTGAGTCATTGTCATTTCCTGTACGGTGTCCTGTAACTCTTGAGGTGTGCCGTAGCGGTTGGAGCCTGTGCGGTTGTAGTCATTAAGCGGTACAGTGCCAAATGCATATACCTTTACTGTTTTTGCGCCTACGAAGTCGTAGTCCTTGTTTATGGATGGTGTTGATAAAGCGCCGTTGTTAATTACTTCATCAACCTTGCCAGAAAATCTGGTTGTAAGATTAACTGCCATAGTTTACCTCGCTTTCTTAGCCTTCCTCAAATCCTGCGAGGAAAGCATCTTTCTGTGTATTGCCGCCGCTGTAAGGTGGCGGATTGTTACTGCGAAGTGCGTTGTTCACTGTGGCTGTAACAGCCTCAGGCCACGCCTTCTTAAGTGCTTCGATTGATGCATTGCAAGTGTCAGCTGAACTCAGATTCAGGCAGTCAACTAATGATGCTGGAAGCTTGCTCTCTTCAAGAATACCGAGTGCTGTATATCTCAGTTCCTTCTCGGCTATTGACTTCTCACGAGCTGCAAGTTCTTCCTCACGCTTCTTAGCTGCGTACTCTGCTTTCTGATCAGCATTCATCTTTGCAAGCTTAGCAGCTTCTTCCTTTTCTGCATCAAACTTCTTCTGCTGCCGTGCTAACCTCTCAGCGATGATCTTATCAACGTCTGCCTGAGAGAACGTCTTGTCAGCCTGAACAGGTTCTGTTTTCTGCGGTTCTGTTCCCTGTGGCGCTGGATCATCCTGTACGCTTGCTGCGCCTGTTGGCTCAGTTCCATCAGGATCCTCAGCGAAAAACTGCATCGGGATTCTTAAAAATTCTTTCATGTGATTACCTCCATTAACGTAAGAGTGACGATATTTCCGTTTATTGCCCGTCGGCTTGGCATCAGC